AAATATACCTACAGCAGAAGATACCATAAATTCATCAGCATTAAGCGCTATATCTGTTCTCACATACTGCGGATGATCATTATCTCCGAGTCCATACATACTACCATGATCTATCTGTCCGCCATCTCCGCCACTGTGGTCATGAGAGTCTCCGTTTGTTACTCCTTTCTCAGCTGTGGCATAGTCCCCAGATGCGGTATAAGCAGCTGTTCCTAATCCTAGTGTAACCTTTACCTCCGCAAGTGTCTGCTTAACAAATACCCCGTTGCCCGAAGCTACCACGAAGTCGTTAGCCGCTGTTGCCAATGAGTGCGCTACCTTAGTATCTGCATACGTCTTGGCGGCTTTCTGGGATGGAACCTTATCATCTGCATTGGCTGCAAGTGTTTCATCTGTGTCTATAGTAAAGTTTGATGGAATGATCGACCACTTTGATCCTACTGTAGCATGGTCTCCCGCAGATGTCCCATCTTCCTTACAAAGTATCCAATCCCCTATTACTACTGCTGCGCCAGAGGCCCTACCTATCTTGCCAGCCTTAGAGCAGATGTACAGATCACCATTATCTGCTGCTGGATAATTAGGATTCGTTGAGCAATCTATACCACTCTTGTAAGATATACCACCCGCTGTTAAGATAAGACCATCTACATATGCACGAGTAGCCTTTTGCGATGCAACCTTGGCGTCTGAATCCGCTACGAGATCTCCATCTGTATCGAGGTATGACATTGGAATCTGTTGAACGTTGTCTACATTGGATAGTCCTACCTGCGTCTTCGTTGTCGCATGAGGGTTAGCCATATCGTTAGTGTGCGAGTACATATCTGTCTGGTTAGCCAATACCAGTTCCGAACCTGCTTCCAGCTCTAGTGTCCCTATACAATCAAACTCTCCAAAGATTGCATACTGCGCAAAAGGAGGAACAGAAACAGTTTCCCCATAAGGAACCTTCCAGTGGTTGATCCCAAGAATATCTTTAGTCTCTACTGCAGTTAGATCTTCAGGAGATCCAGTTGTGTCTGTCTTGCGCCCCTTGACAGTGAACTTATCCATATACGCAAGATGCGCATTAGACACAGAAGCAAGGACTATGTTGGCTGTTATTGAAGGAGTAGCATCTGTATAGTTTAACTCGATAGTCGCAGTATCCGTGAGTATACCACCAACTGCATCTTGTGCTTTTTCATCTGAATAAGATGAACCACCACCTATTACCTGGTCTAACGTTTCTAAAGCTTTTTGTATGTCATCATCCAGTGAAGATAGATTGCCTGTAAAATTAGTAGTATCTACACCTATCCAAGCAGCTGAGAAATCAATGCCATGATCTGATGGTGTGCTAGTAGTCGTGAGACCATGATCTGACATCGTACCCATTAGTGATTTCTCCAATACTTCAAATTATACCATAACGAATTACTTCGAAGTCTACCATAACCATACACTGGAGACATCTTATCTTTTTTAATCATACGATAGAAGATTAACAGTAACTCTAACATCACCTTCTCCTGAACTTGCAAGTGCGGTTATATTTGTTCTTATATATACAACAGGCTTATCTACAACATGAAACATACTGCACTTCGCTGTTTTCTCAACTGTGGTAAAAGTATGACTAGCTAATGCAAAGTAATTAACACCTGTTATACTACCTTCAACCGCTATAGTTAAATCACTGCACACTACACCAATATCAGTATCAAAACTTGCTTCAACCGTTATAGTTCCTGACGTAACAGCCCATTTTCTTGCTGCTGAGGGACCTGTTGTAATCTGTTCAGATGTTGAAACTGCTCGTCTTGTTGCATCCATTTACTACATGCCTCTAAAAGAAGTATCCTTTATGTAAAGATAAACATCACCTATCTTTGCATTACCAGCATTAGTAATCTCTAATGTAAGTTTACTATTTACAATACATCCAAGTGATGTACCCAATACTTGTTGTGTAGTAGATGTATGTCTATCTGCACCTGCACCGACTAGTACGTCTACACCATCATCATCTAGTATAATTACATCATAATCAGCAGTAGGAGCAGTGGCACCAGGATCAGTAATCAAACGAACTATTTCTCCAGTATACTTATTCGTTGTTTTTGATCCAGTAACAATACCACCATCTGTGCAAAGCCAGGACCACTTTATCTTTTTAAAGCCACGATAACTATTCCATTCAGTGATTGAAACAACCTGTGCTGCCATCTTGTATCCTCCTTGTTTAAGATCCGACCAACAATTGGACGATTCTGATGTTATTATTTAAAGATTCAACCAATAATTGGACGAATCTTAATCCAAACCTTTAACAGATGGTATACCAAAGAAATATTGAAACTTACTATCTTTGTATATTTCTGGTATATCATTCTTAGTTAATCTTGCTAATTTGTATACAGTAGAAGGTAATAATCCTTGTCCCTTCCATCGGTTAAAAAACTCAACTGCTGCACTTGTTGAATCATCTTTACTCATTAATGTTCCATAACCGGCACTCATAATAGGGTTAAGTGCAAGACCTATATTAGTATCTGTTGACCTAGTAAACGGAACATGAAATACTTGCGCACCTAAGTTTACATCACCAAATGCTTTTCCGCCCGCCACTACAGCACCGGCGGTAACAATAGTTCGCATTAACTGTCCTGCGTATGACTTCCCGTTAATATCTTTAGGAGCTAATAACGCATCCTTTATGAGTCCTAACTGAAAGTTTCTAGTACCAGTCTCAAGATCACCTTTTAATTGTCGCATTAATTCTTTTGTTGCATCAGAAACAGCACCACCACCTTTTATAGCAGTTATCATTCTTTGCTCAAATATCTTATAAGGAGTACCCTGAAACAACATTAAGAGACGAATCTTGGGATCACGCAGCCATGCTGGATTATGTACACCACTAAGAAAATTAGCTTTCAATATAGTGTCATACACAAGATAACTTGCTTGAGAAGGTGTCATTCCTTGCTTAGCAGCCATTGAAACAGCAGAGGCAAATGAAAAATATCTATCTACTTTTTCGACATTATTAACTATAAAGTTAGCTTTACTATTCCACCACATTAATCCCTCTTCTACTTTATTTCTAGCCTGTGTCTGTGGCAACATATCACTAAGTGTAAGGTATAACTGATTTCCTCCAACATGAGCTCTTGCTAAATCCGCTCTTAAATTTGGAGGTACCTTGCCCAACAATTCAGACAGTTTAACATCTTTCCAGATAGGAAACGCTTTAGGTAAATTTTCAACAGCATTTACAACACCACTAAGTGCAATATTTGCCATAACCTTTATACTGTGTTTAAAGCCAACAGATGGACTAAGAGAAATTAATCTAGCTACTTCAAACATTTGAGTTGTTTCTGCCAAATGATTAAGACTTCCAAACTGATCAACAGGACTAAATCCTTTTGCAAGACTTTCTAAATAATCAACAGCTCCTTGATTACCTGCTAATTTTGCCTGTGCTAAGAATGGTCTCCACTCTTTCCAAAAACTTGCCATTTCTATTCTCATATTAGCATCAGGTAAATAACGTTCAAGTGCGTAGTGAATATCTGGCATCATGGGTCGAGTATTAAAACTTCTACTATGAAACTTAGACATATCAATACCTTTACCTGTAGTGGCGTCTATGTCATTTGATATTTTAGCAAGCAATTTAAAATCCATATCAGGATGTGCAACATAGTGGACAAAATCTTTACTTGTAATAACATCCATTCCAGAGTTAACAGCACGTTCACTGTATTGTCCCATCATATGTTTTAACTTAGTAGCAGCATATAATTCTGTCTGCGACAAATACTTCTTAACCCAAGGATCTGCAGTATCCATACCAATATTACCAGTGGCAAAAAATACTCGTGCCGAAGGAAATCTACTAGCAACATCTCTAGCTAACTTATCCATAGTAGCATTATAATCATCTAACATTGGTGTATAGCTTTTAAGTCGATCCTCTATTGATGTCTTTTTTGCTGCAAAATCTTCAATCATTGCAAGATCTTCTTCATCAAGTTTAGAACCTTTCTTCGTATTTAGTTTAATACGCCTACTAAGACTATCAATTGGACCACCCTCTGTGTTTTTATACTTACCAGAAAGTATCTCTTCATATAGAGATAGTTGATTATTTAAATCACTAGCTTCACGAAGAGGTACTTGAAAACGCTCAACAGAAGGACGATATATTTCTCGTATTTCTTTTGCAGAAGAACTTATATTTTTAAGTATATTACTTGCTGCAATTCTTGAGACCTCAGTATTTCCTAAAGCGGCAGTTGTTTTTGATGCTATTATAGGACTGGCACTAGAGAAAGGCTTATATAGAAACTGAGCAACAGCCTGTGGCGTCATGACATATGAAAGAAAACGATTAAATCCTTTTTTCATTGCGAGATCTTCATTAGGACTAGGAAGTCTATTGTGAATATCAGAAAAGTTAATAGACTTTGTATATTTAATTACTTCATCTTTAGATGTATTTAACACAGCAGAACCTAATCCCTTTTCAGCCATTCCTTTGTACATAGCTTCTTCTGCCACTTTAGAGTTAACTGCTTTTAAAGCTTGTCTTGCTATCATATCAGGAAGTCCACCTGCGTAAGATGAATCAACACCAGGACCTGCTAGCATAAGACTACCCGCAATAATAGGTACTGTAGACCATAATCCAAGTTTACCATATTTCGCCATTATAGCAGATGAATCCAAACCCTTCTTTTTATCAGCTATGATGGATTTCTTTAATCCCTCTGTATCTCCTTGTGTAAGTTTAAGTGTCTCCTTTGTTATATCATCAAGTTCAGTTTGGTACATCTTTCTATAACTATCAGTTTCTATTAACGGTTTAATCTTACTATATATTTCACCTGATAATTTTCCATCGCCATTAAGTAAATAATGACTTATAGCTTTACTATAACGTGTTGCATCAAGATTATTAATAGCGCCTGTTAACTCATCTGTAAGTTTAGTAACAAACTCAGGAGTTTCTACTTTACTACCTTTAAATTCATATAGAGATTTATCAACAACAGGTATCATACCTCTTTTTTCAAGTTCACTTCTTAATGGCACAGTAAGTGTGTCATGCGTCGTTTCATCAAGTATACCCTGCGTTTTTGCTGTATTAAGTTCATTAACTCTATTAACTAATTCTTTCTTACTAAACTTTTCATACATTGTAGGATCTTCATAGTCATACACATGTTTAGCCGCAATATCATCAAACTTCTTTGCGTTAGCAGTCATTTCTTGCGCAACACCAACAGGATTAAACTTTCTTTCTTTAGGAAAAATAGTACTATAACCAGTTGTGTTTTCTCTGGACATCTCAATAGAATCAAACGCACCTTTAGTAAAACGAATTTCATCAGTAATACTTTCTGATAGTTTTGCTATTTCATCAGGAAGCATGTCAGGTTTTATTCTTTCGTTTAATAACTCCTTATACGCAGTACTTTGTCTAAGTTCTTCATTTAACTTTTCTATGTTTTTAGCTGCTGCGTTTTGCGCTAACTTAGAAGTAACTACATCCGTTATAGCATCTTCGTGGCTTAACCCTTTTTCAATATTATTAAGGTACTGCTTAGTCATAGACGGATCAAACTTAGGTACTGCTGTTTTAGATATATCCGAGGCAAATTCTCTTGTCCAGGGATCAGCACCAGACAAATCAAAATCTGTAAATTTACTAAACTCTTTATTATAAGTTGATTTACTGTCTACATAACTAAGTAAATTCTTAACAGAAGGATCTTTAGATAATCCTAACTCCATAGAGTTAAGTTCATTAAATGCTCCTTTTACATTACCAAGAAGTTTAGTTCCTACCTTCAACAATCCCGCATCAATACCTGCACCAACACCACCAGCAAGTAATTCTCTTTTAATAGGGTTTTCTTTCCCCCAATTAGTTTCTCCTAATACGTTAGAAGCAGTATTGTAAATAGCAAAAGAAGGAATTGCTGTTAATCCTGCTTTACCGGCAAATGCTGCTGCTTCGGGAATAGACCTTCCCATTAAACTACCAATTCCCTTTGCTATTACACCAGCGGTACCTTCTGCTATTGATGCACCTAGTCGTGCTCCCATTGGGGTACGTGTAAGTAACGCACCAGCAAGTGTTCCAAGTACACTTGCTCCTGCTCCCCAAGCAAATGATTCTCCAGGATTAGTAAAACTCCATTTATTTTCATTCTGCTTAGGATCTGCTGCCCACTTTTCATATCCTGGAGCTATTGCCACATCTGAAGACCCAAGTAGATTAGATTTCTTTTCTCTGATATAATGATATAACTTATCATCAGCATTTAAAGCTGATGTTCTACTCCAGTATTCCTTTGACAATGCTTCAGCTGGATGCATCCCAGGATTTGCCGCAATAATATTAGCAGAATCATAATATATCTTAGATGCTAATCCCTTTCTTGGATCATCAGCAGGCATAGCCTTTTCTATCTTATCTAAGGATGCACCAACAGGAATCTTTGCTCCCGCTTTCTCAGGAAGAGCTCCATGCGCCCAGTGAGATAAGATGCGCTCAACATTACCTGGATCAGAAAGATAAGCCCCTCTTTCTCTGGTAATCCTATCTTGCTCCGCCATTCTTTGACTAAGAACATGCGCAACAATGGGACTTGGTTTCATCAATTCTTCAAGCATTGACATTACGATACTCCTTACTTTCTATAAGGGAACTGTGCAGCCATTTGTCTGGGCGAGGTAGTAAATAAACTACCTAGATAAGATGGATTAAACATCCTAAATGGATCGGGATCTCTATTTATGTCATCCTTAGATGTGCGAATGTAAGATCCTTGACTGTTAAAGGCCTCTGGTGATGTTTGCGCTGCTAATTCTGCATTGTCTTGCATAGATAAATTAGGTGCTGCAACAGTATTTCCTGCTACACCTGGAAGATTAGGATTTGCACTTCTAAGTACATTAAACTCAATTCCCTTTTGTCTTCCCAACAAGGAATTGCCTTCAGTATCTTTAAGTCCTGCTATCCACGAAGTGAGATCTGTAGTATAATTAGCTCCTCTTGCCTGTGCCCTTTTAAGATCAGCTTCTGCGTTCCAGGAAGGTTGCTGCATTCGTGCTATCCCTTCAGCAGACGTAGTATTTCTATCGTACATACCACCTGGACCATACGTCATAGAGGCAATACGATCCGCAGAGCCACCAGGACCATACTGTAAATTAGCTACGTTTTCGTGAGCATTTGCAGTGATCCTTGTGGAATCAGCATTTTGCTGTAGCAACTCATATTTCTTTCCTAGTAATTTATCAAATCTTTCTTGATCCCATGTGTGCATGCTGTCAGCCATTACAAGTCTCCTTTAAATTTCTTCTGTTTGCGATTTGGATTCTGAATAACTATCACTATCCTGATAACTACTACTAACCGAACCAGACGCACTCGAATTTGCACTTGCACTGAATCCCATTGAAGCGCTCGCATTAACAGAGGAAAGTGCACTTGCGCATACCTGAGCAAGAAGTCTAGAAGCGTTATCCAAAGAAGAATTCTGCGAAGCAAAAACCATTCTTGTCTCTTCGATGGCGAAATCAGCTTTCTTTAAAGCAATCTCTGCCTCAGCAATAGACTCCTTCATTCTCAATTCATTGTATTTATACTTAGCTTCAATATCAACTCCACCAAGTTGAACATCGTGACCATATAACTGAACAAGAACAGATAAACCTTTTGCTATATTCTCAATAACAGAAACTTCTTTGGTTATCCTAATCTTATTAGCTTCAAGTTCAGCAAGATACTTATCGTAAATACTCTTATTCATAGCAACAATAGCATTTACTTCACTTTCAATAGTTCCCACAATAGCCTTCCAAGACTCAGAAAGAAGAAAATGTGTATTAGTCTGAGCAAGTTTTGCTTGTTCTATAGTGATGTCGTTATTAAGATAAGTATTATTACGTTCTAACTCAATCGAAATCTCATTAAGTTTTCCACTAAGTGCGCCCGGAGGTAATGTAAATCCTCTTGAAGCGAAGTAATTTTCAGCTTCATAATACTGATTAGTATTTTGTGTTTCTTGTCTTGATCGCATTCTTGCCCAAATAGCAGCTTCAACATCTGCACCAAGACCAGTTCCTTCTACTGCCAACTTTGTAATTAACTTCGCAAAAAGATTAACTTTAAGATCGTCAGGACCACTACCATGAGATACAGTAAAGTTACTCTGAGTATATCCAAGAACAGGATTAACAATAGAATCTAATCTTGATCTTATCTCTAAGTCGTTAATACGAAGGGGATCAGGACGTTGACCTTTAACAGCAGTAGTAAATTCATCTACTTCGTAGTCTATTGCAATCTTTTCCCAGTCAAACTCAAAGTTATTGTTTACTTTCTTAATGTCATCTACATAATCAAGAATCTTACTCCATGCTTCAGATGCTAATGACTTTGCGTTATCAAACCTCTCATTAACAAGACTAGAGGTTTGCTCAAGTCCTGTATCTACCCAGGGAGCATTAACAGGGATATATAGGAGACTGTGTTTACTCATGTACTTCCTCCTCAGGTAAACGTTTCTTAAACATCTTTATTTCTACAGACAATCCTCTTGTTTCTGTGTCTGCTATGGAATTAAGAGTGTAGACATAATTTATTGCTTCTATTAAGAATGTTTCTAGTTTAGAGTTTCTTCCTTCTTCTACCCACTTAAAGTTTTTTGAATTAGATCTTGTGTGTTTAGCCTGTGCATGAACAATAGTCACACGAGGATCAAAATTCCATTCTTCTTTGTTAAGTGTAACCTCACCTGTTTGCCAATTAGTATAAGAATAACTACCATACTCAAGAGGTACATATTGCAAAACATATAAGTCTACAATAGCGTTAGGCATATACTGACCGTATAGCGCACTTCCATATCTCGAAAAAGCATAAGCAGCTTTTTTAAGATCAGACCATACTCCGCCTGTGTATGGAGGATAACCTGTATTATCCCAATCTGGTATTACTACTTTAGTCTCTTTTTGCGGGAAAGCCTCGGTCGCACTGCCTACGCCTCCATGCCATAACTCAGAATTATTGTATTTACTGAATTCAAACAATAATCCAAATTTAGAGTAACATTTATAGTCGCAGGTACTTGTATGTCTATAATGTCTTGCATCTCCAACAGATCCATCACTTGCATACACACGATAAGTAGGTGTATCAGGGCCAAATCTTGATCTAACTACAGTAGCTACTCTGTCAACAACTAAAGGACCACCAGGCTCTTCAGTCCATCCTGTTGTATCAACACTATTTTTGTCTTCAGGTAATAGACCATAGTACTGTTCAGTAATAGTCCAGGTATAAGGAGGTTCGCCTGATGCTTCTTCTGCATAAGCATCCATGGAATGAATTCTTGTGTAGCTATCAGAAACCTCTGTTTTTTCTGTTCTAAGTCCTATAAACTCAGAAGTGGGTATTCCATCTACTACAATCTGCATATCAGTAACTACATCACCATAAACAGACTCCTCAAAAATTATCAATCCTGGCGTGGTTCCATCACTGTGATACACAGTAGAAGTAGTATCAATAAGATCAGGATCTATACGATGCGGATAGTTCTCGTCATTAGTATAGATATCTCCAAACATACTTTCACTGTCATCAAAGGTTCGCCCTAAATACCATTTTTGAAAATCTGCATCGTCATAGTCACAAGCAGCATTTTCGTTTGATCCTACTTTAACTGATCTATTTCTGGTATCCCAAACTAGTACAGACTTTTTAGGAAGTTCAGTTCCTTTTAATCCTCCTTCTAATGTACCCGGACCAGTTGTTAATGTAAAGATAAACACTACAATAACTGTATATTCCTGTTTATATTTCTTTTCTTCCTGCACTTCTACACCACCCAAAACAGGTGTAAACATGTTAATACTATTTATTCCAAACACTGATTGACAAACAATAACAGATCCATCATCAAGAGATAACACACGTCTTCCTTGTTCTAAATTCTGAAAAGACATTGCATTTTTAAGTATAAGAAGTTGTGTCTTAGCAAGTCCAATCAATGACTGCGCTCTTACTTTATCTCCTAAATACTTAATTGAAATAGAATCTTCCATTTTTCCTAATCAGTTTCGTCCAATAAATGTACAAATCTTAACGTGTATTAATAATAACAGGAAGAACATCAATACTATCCAGAATAAACCTAGACGAATTTTTATTCTTCACTACCACTCCAATAGTCTTACCCTGATTATCCCTGTTTACAGGAATCTTATAACTGCGATAGAAGAAAGATTCTTCTGCCACAACAGTGTGCACTTCACCTTCGTCATCATTAACTACAGGATATACTTCTAAATCACCTTCGAATTCTCCCATTAACAGCAGCGATCTCATACGTTTAGTATTACTAATTCCAAGATCACTAGAACAAGATTTAAAAGTTGCAGCAATGTCAGTACCTGCATCTGTATTTCCTTCAAGCTTAAAGATACCCGAAGTTCCTCCACCAATTAAGACTCCATTAAATACTGAAAGAGAGTCAAACGAAAGTCCTGTATACTGAGATACTGCAGTATTCGCAACGTTTATTCTTAATCCAAGATCACTCATGATGCACTTCCAGAAATAGTATATTCCATCTGCGGTTGCTGTAAGTAGCCTACAATACCTTCTTTATCAAACCAAAGTATGTCATTCACAAAGTCTTTACTTTGATGTAGATAAGTATTTAAACTAAACATCATCATATCACAGTGCAAAGAAGCTACAGGAACTATTTGCCCAAAAGCATCAATAGTAAATAGGGGAGAAACTCCTTCAAACACTGCTCCTGCATAGGATTCAGAATGAGCATTAATACTGAACGCAGGAAAGTTAACTTCTGCTATAGCAGTTGAAGCAATCCCACCTGTTGCTTCTATCACAGGATAGGGAGAATTTACAGCAATATGAAATCCTGCTGTAATCAAAGACGTGAACATTGCGCAACTAGCAGATAGATGACTACCTATACCAGTTTTTCCTGTTCCTGTGAAAACAGGCGTAGTTGTCGCTAAATTACCAAAATACATCCTATGCGCTGCCATTGCAACAGCTGCTGTGGCTGATTCAGAAATAGACGATCCCGTTGATGTTTTACTGTTAACAAACATTACAACTGAAGCATTAGCATCTTCATCTATTCCATACTTAACTTGCTCAAAATCAAACACAACATTTGAAGTAGCTGCTTCTGTTAGTATCTCCATATTAGTACTCATAGTAGCACCGACAGTAGCACTTTCTGCAGTATCTTCTGCATTGGTATCCATCACTCCACTAACATTAGAAACTTCAGTTAAACTATCCTCTATCGTATAATTGTAAGTTACACGAAGTTCCGCAGGACTTGTATTGTATGCTCGTATAGATTTATTCTTAGCTGTGACTCCTGTATTGTTTCTAAGAACGCATATAATACTATTTCCACTTACCCAACCAGTCGTTACTATTGTGTTAAATATACTAAGTAAAGAACCTGGATCGTATGTATTTCCACTTACCCACGTAGATCCCGGTGACCAACTTATTGCTGCTGTTAAACTAAGTGCATCAAATTCTTCAGCTGATACAGGAGCAACAGCATTAACTACATTGTTAAAATATACATTAAGTTTTACACCTGCTTCAGTTGCTGTGTAACGAGAAGTAAAGTATATAGTTACCTCAGTTACAGTAGCACCATCTGGAATAGTAACATTAGGAAACCTTATAAAAGCATTGTTACTAGTCGAAACATAGTCACATCCAACACGAAGCACAGAACCAGAGACAACAAAACCAGAATCAGTAGTGTTGTCTCCATCATCTTCAGCGCAAGCAGGATAAAATGAACTAGTAGCAGTAGCCACAGCAATACTCCTTACGCATCAGCCAACGTAATAGTACACGTAATCATAAGCGCATCAGCACTTACAACAGATTTACTAGATGTAAATTTAGCGGCACAAAACAACGTACCTCCACCTGCAGTATCACCTTTTGTGGTAGGTGTACTTCCTCCTCCAACAAGTGCCGCACCATAAATAGTTTTACTTGTATTAAAAGTAAAGGTAGCCTTGCTAGCAGTATTTGAAATTGACTTTGCACTCGCAGCGGCTTCTACATACGCAGGTCTAGTTGCTTCGTCTATTCCTGCATTTGTCTCTGTGTAGACAGGAACAGCATATGTAGTGCCATCTGCTGGAGTAGTATCTGATTCAAATACTAACATATACCAAGTTGCGATAGCAGCAGTTCCATGAAACATCACATTCAGCATAAGTGTCAACCCTTCTGCTGTGCAGACATTCCCCTGTTCCCACTGGTCAATAACTTTACCTGCGCGAACATGCTCAAATCCCCACTTAGTGCCAAACTTGATAGCACACTGCAAACCAGGTTTTGAGATAAGATTTGCCTCAAACTTCGATTTAAAAGGTATAATGTGGTTCATATTCTCACCTCTCTTTACACTTCAGGAAGCGTAATTTCAAACGTATCAATAGTCATAGTCGCGTCAGCAGTAAGAGCTGTTGAAGACATATTCAATTCTCTACCACTTGTACCAACTGAACCATCAATTCGAGGATACACAAAAGGCGTTGTATCAGCACCACCAGCATCTGTAGCATTAGCGTAAAATCTAAACCATCCAGCAGTTCCACTTGAAGCCACAGTTCCTGACCACACAGCAGAACTTTTCGCTATTTTTCCATCAGACGCTAATCCAAACTCAAGACCCGCAACAGGAGATCCTGGCGTAAATGTACCACTTGAAACTGTGATAGAAACAAGTGCGGTAGCTCCTCCAATACTAGAATCAGGACTAGACGGTTGTGTCCCGCTGTAAATTTTAAGAACACCATCTTTAAAGATATCTTTAAGCGAACCACCTTTAATAACTTGAATCTTAACATTTGGTCCTGCGGATTCGCCAGTCACAGTTGTCTCAACAATAACTATTGTAGTATCTGAAACAGTAGCTATTGTAAAAATACCATTATTTAAAGCCGCTAGAAACCCAGACACCATGATAGTATCACCAGCTGCAAATCCAGCTGCAGTAAAACCACTAGCAATAGTAAAACTATCCGTAGTACTAGTAACTGCTGCAATGCCAGTACCTGCAATACTCGCTCCCCCTACCACCGGAACTGCTCCGAGCAACTTATTCCTTAAACACGTAGAAAATTTCAAAGACATCGTAAATTCCTCCTATTGTTTTAATAAAGTAAGATAAGCCCCATTACTGAACACCGCACATCCTCCCCCAATAGGTGGAAGATCCAATTTATCCTTGGTTAAATTCCTGACTTGTCCATTACCTTGCCCCAGGAAAATACCATCTTGAGAAGTCCATAATGCACACTTACCAATAATGGACTTATCAAGGAGTTCCTCTCCCTGCACAATAACTCCAGTCTGTCCCACAACAGGATAACTAGACACAGTTGATTGCGCCATTTCAGTAGGAGTGTTGCCTCTAAGAAAATAAACCTTATCAGCAGACACAAACAAACCATCTTCGACTGCCATTACTGCATTTATATACTGTTCAAACCAGATATAACTTCGAGCAAGATCAAATGCGCCGTAGGCGAAAGGTTCTGAATACCAAAGTACATTATCCTTAACCAAATACATTCTTCCTCTATACAGACTTAGTAAATGTCCAATAGGAGGACTTGCAAATTTCTTGTAAGTAGTAGGTCCAACGTAGCTTCCAACTTCCCACGCACTTCTAGTCCTATCAACTATTACACCATTCTCTCTACTATTACCATAATAGGTCTTTTCTAATACCTCACAGTATGACATTTTATAGGAAGAAGATAAACCAGTCACTATAAACGTACTGGTGTAATCACTGTTTAAAGCATATAAAGATGTTCCACTCACATAGAAAGAATCATTTTTTCCATCAAACAAAGAGTGAATATTATCTGTAATACCTGTCGCAGTTATACCATCCCTCCGACTAATCTGCCCTTCATTACCTATATCAACATTGACAGCAACACTTAACTCACCAATGCCAGATTCCACATTATGAACAATTCTGGAAGGACTAACCTTGTTGTTAAGACCTGTTGACTTTGAAAGTAACCGAAGGAATTTAGACATCCCATACACTCCTTCCGACATTAAGACGACGCTTGTGCAACCACGCACTAAGTTTATTTTTAGCTATTTCATACTGTCCAAGACATGATTGCATATTTACCTTGTTTCCCTCTAGTCCTTCTTCAATATGATCGAATATTATAGAAGATGCCTTGTTTACAATAAGATCTCTATGTAACATCCAAGGAAGATCAGAAGGAACATGACTATCTGAGGTCAACAAAGCAGGTTCTTTGTAGTAAACAATAGTAAGTGTAGTTGCTACCGTAGGTGTATTTCGATACCATAAAATATTACCTTCTAATGCAACTGCTCCGATATCTCCACTTTCACCTGCTTTAGGATAACTTTGTACTAACTGCTCAAGACCTCCATCTACTACAGTTATACCCCCATTTGCTGTTCCGATATATAAAAGTCTTCCTGAAAAATTAGTAATCGTAGAACTAATATTAACCCATTCTTGTCCTACAACGGTAGTAATTGTACCAAGAGACTTTAAACTAGGAAGTGGTACTTCATCAGCAATTTGGCCAATAGCTTCGTTAATAACGTCAGGTATCATTGCTACAATAGTAGGTGACGTATCGAGTACCTTTGCGGCAACAGCATCCTGTAATTCTTTATAGGTCATTATAAAAGTCCTCGTTATTAAAGTCTAAGTTTAATAGGACCAACTAAATCCTTTACCTCAAGTGCCTTCTCCAGCTCTATATTGGTAGTATCCATAGCAAATCCCTTCTTTAACATCTTACCGTTAGTAAGATTTACTATCATAAATCTTCTCTCGTTGCCATCTAAGTAATCAACGACCATGTGAGGTCTACTCGGTTCATTGTTCCACGAGTAGACCTCACCAGCCTTTATGCCTATTCCAAAAGTGCCAGGAAATAGCTTTGCCAACATTTCAAGTACTTCCGGTGACTGTTTCTGAGCTTCCTTTAATTCTTTATCTGTTGGTAGTCGCATGGTTTCCCTCCCACTTTGAAATATTTATTCAGTATCGACCAAAAAATGGACGATTCTTACAATTCGTCTTACGTGCCAGGAATAACACTGATCATCATGTGCAACTGAAACTTGCCAATAATGATAGTACCAGTCTGGAAAGTCGCCACAACACATCTTGCTGCGGCCGCACCCGTGAAAAGGTTCTTATCAGCCAAGTGAGTTCCTGCTGCTCTTCCACCAAGCCAATCACCTGTTGCAGGGAAATACCACGCTGCAGTAGTAGCAGTAATATCTGCCTGAGGAATAAGATAGTCAACATCTACCAGGGTTGCCACTCCTCCGGTTGTAACAGTATCGGCAGCAAGATAATACACACCGACATCAACAACTGTAGTTGCAGTAAATCCTGTAATAATTTGTACTGCCATATCCCAAATAACAATCTTCTGTCCTACACTAGGAAAGGAGAACAGAACACAAGCTTTGTCTTTGAGACCCGAAACCGCAGCCCCGTCAACCACTGCCGAGGTAATCCAAAAAGGAGTTTCCAAGACATTGGTACGGAGGTCAGTTCTTCGATAATCCTGAACAGTAGCTGTAGCCATCTACTTACCTCCTATGTACCAGGCACAATAGCGATCTGCATATGTACCTGAATTTGCCCAATAATGGGAGTTGATGTTGCAAGAGTCAACGTAACACAAGGAACGGCAGTCGCCACACCTGTGATAAGATTTGCCTTGTCAACATGTGTACCTGCTGCCCTGGCAGTAAGCCAAGTATTTGCCGCCGCAGGATAATACCACGCTGCCGTAATAGCAGTGAAGTTAGCCGCTGTCATGAAGTTAGCAGTAGTAGCTCCTGCATAATCAACACTTCCTGCGGTAGTAACTGCATCAGTAGCCAGCGTCCCATAGCCAACTACCAACGCAGTAGTTGCTGTAAAATCCTTAATAATCTGACAAGCGATGTCCCAGATTATAATCTTCTGACCAGCAACAGGAAAGGAGAACAACACACATGCTTTGTCCTTCAATCCAGAAACAGCAGCAGCATCCACAACCGCTGAGGAAATCCAGAACGGATTCTCCAAAACATTCGTTCGGAGGTCTGATCGTCTGTAGTCTTGAATTGTAGCCGTAGTAGCCATTTAACACACCTCCTTAGTGAATTAAGGTATAATCGCAGAAAACACGATAAGTACCAAGCGTTGTGGCAGAACCTGCTGCGAAAGTAAAAGTGATGATTCCCCCACTTGTTCCAAAATACTTACCTTCAAAGGTAATCAGGGAATCACTCTGTGCGCGTTTAAGTCCGACCGTAGTAGGTTTAGCAACTCCTGTAGTGATGAATCCACTTGTCACTGCAGTTTCTCCGTTGCCCAACCAGCCAACCGTACAAGTCGTAGGAGCCACATCGGAAGCAACAGTTACTTGCAACCAAACTGCCTTAACGAAGGCATACTTAGGAATCCTAATGATATTGTAGGTCCCGTCAGACGGACTTATAATAAGCTTACTCTTTGCAAGCCTCGTATTATCCGCAAAAGCATTGGTATAAAAATCAGTCGCCATTTGCTAAACCTCCATTAACCAATCGCTGAACCATAAGAAGATCCGACAACTACACCGTAATCTTCGGAGTTAAATCTGGACTTAGCCATACCAAAAATACCACCACCTCTGACCATCATGAAGCGGTTGGCGTCTTTCTGATAAGGAACAAAGGCCATCGTAGTTGACTTAGAATCTCCTGCACCACCCCAACCAAACACAGCGGCCTGAGCACCAAGCAGAAGATTACGATAAACGCCTGCATAAGGGGAACGAATACGTTCAGACTTCGAAATAAGCATCCCATTATACTCGATCTCAACACCAGCAAGTGCAAGTTTGTTAGCCGAACGAAGCAAATCGCCCCACTGACCAACATTAGTGTTATCTCTGAGTGCGTCAAAGACATAAGTATGAAGAATAACCCTGAAGTATTTCTTCCCGTTCATAATCAGAGGACGCACTTTAAAACTACCAGTTGCCGGCATTTCTGCACGCTGTTTCATCCTGTTAAGAAAGGACAGATCCATCATGTCTGCACTGGTCATAGAAGCCTCGGCCACATCGTTCATGAGAAGCCAATGTCCAGTTGAAGGTGCGGTAATAGCAGTACCAAAATCACCCTTTCCAGGAACAACACTGTAACCAGTGTCACCACAAAGAACCGCAAAAGCGTAATCAGACAGTTTAGCTGACCACCAATCCTGAAGACCATTCTTCCCTTCAACCATGAGATCGTAGGGAATTCGCTGCTCTTCCATCTTACCACCAGTATCAACAGCGTGATTAAGCTCTTCAATCGTCACGGCAAAGTTCTTGAAGATCAGCTTCTCTTCGTTTCCTTCAACCGGATCATTACCCTGCACACCAGCACCAGTCAATGGAAGTCTAATACCAAAGGTAATAGTATCACCCTCACCCTTGGCCAGTTCCGTTCGCATCTGGATAATGGCATTGCTGTCTTTGCCTACCATATCATTAAATTCAGTTGCCGGAAGCAATACTGAAAAAAGATCCCGCGCCCATTTTTTTCTAGTCAGGGCGTCACTTGTCAAGAATTGGGTTTTCGGATTTCCAGCCATCGTATATTCTCCTTAAGGTAAGTCGTTCTTAAGATACTTTTCGTAAATATCTTTAGGGACTTTTGAAAGTTCTTCTTCGTCCATTCCATCAATCTTGGCAGATGTCCATCCGCCTCCATCTTTGCCACTGCCACCAGGAAGATCCTGAAGACTCATTGCTTGATCCTTCGGTTTCTTATCTTCCTTTTTATCTTCAGACTTCTTCTCATCAACGGACTGCTTTCCTTCTGCCTTCTCGTCTTTTTGCTTAGCAACAGGCTCCTCGACCTGCACATAGTCAGGATGGTATTTCTTAATCATATCGTACATATACTTGTACGGATTAGCCAGTGACCAGATCTCACGTTCGACCTCTGACATCACCTGCGTGGCATCTCCACCCTTTTGACTAACATGATACTTGGCCAGTGCTACAACCATATCATCAAAGTGACGTTGGGATACAACAACTTCAACATCCTCAAACTTAGGATTAACCTTCATAACCTCCAACATATCACCAAGATAACCTAGTCGCTTTTCATATGAAGCACGAGCAGCGATCTCTTCATCTGAACGAAGTTTCTTATCATCCTCGTCCACAAGTCCCTTTGACTCCAACAACTTATTAAGTCTTTCATACTCTTTTGTTATCTTATCAAGTTCAACCTTCTGCGCCCTCGTCACAGTTCGCAACTCTCGAACTTCTTCGTCGTCCTGAATTTCTTCCTTCTTTTCAGCAGGTTTAACTTCAGCTTTTACTTCCCCTTCTTCTTTTTTGGAGTCTCCACCTTCTTTAAGGTCTCCTTCTTTACCACCTTCTTCTTTTTTGTTGCCATCGTCGCCCTCCTTCTTAAGGTCATCAACTTTAACTTCTTCCTTGTTAGAATCGTCGATTTTAGGAGCTACCTCAAGCGAGTTCGCCAATTCCTGCTCAGCCTCATCTTGCATAGTCATTAATTCTTCCGCTGTAAAACTCATGTTATTCCCTCCCTCTCAGTTTAAATAAATGTTTGCTGGTATTGTGTCGATAAAAAGAAACAGCACAAAACCAAATTACCCTTCACTCTTAGCCTTATCCTTTTTC